GGGGGCTATAATATCTAAGGCTGATGCAATAATAGCATCAGTATCCATTGCATCATACTCTGAGTATAGTTGTGGTCTTAAATATTGATAGTTAAAATGAGATTGTTGACCCCATAAAGAGGTTGATGAATTAGAGTAGATTCTATTAAATCTATCTACTAATGTATTTGTTTCTATTTCTCCTGATTGTTGTATTTTATTAACATCAAAAACTTTTAATTGAGTACCACCTACATTACGAATAATTACGTCTGTAGAAAATAATCTTCTTAATCTTGAAAATAAACCTTTATCTGCCATGTTTTATTTATTTATAAATATTATATTAATTACCCTAATAACCATTTTATGTCATGGGGTTTTCCATCTATCTTAAATTCATACGGGTTTTTGATAGTATCACCTAAACCTGTATATGCTCCTGTTTGTGTAGCTCTATTACTTTTAATTCCTCCTAATGCTGCTCTTGCCATATCTAAACTTTGTTGTTGAAATTTCAACGACGTATCACGTAGGAACATACCAATCCCAAATGACATAACCAAGTCATCGTTGTAGCCTGTTTGAGCTTCTGGTCTTCCATTTTTCCAAATAAATACTTTCATTTCTTCAAGTAAACGCTTTGAACGTATAGTTACCGATTTATCGCCAACAAATTCTCTAAATTTATTAATACAGAGTGGTCTAGTTTTCATAGACATTGTAAAGCCCGGTACCATTTCTGAATTACCTTCATATACTCTTAAAAATGATTCGGCAGTTAATGCATCTGATTTTGGTGATTGATATAAGTTTCTATATCCTCTTTCTCTAATTGCATCTAATGTAGCCCAACCAATATTAGCATTTTCTACTACTAACATAGCATTATTAAATTCTGTGGCTAGACCAGTTAAAAAATAACCAAATTCTTTAGGTGGCATTTGCCCCTTATATTCAGCAACTTGAGTGTTTGTAACTATATCCATAACATGACAGGCAGAAAAATCTTTACCATCACCTCTAGCAACGTCGGCAGTTATCATATATTCTCTGGAGTAATCAGCCGCTTCCCAAATCCATAGGTTTTGGTCTACACCTCTTCTTTCCATAGGATCTTTAACAGTTGTTTCTTTTACAAATTCAATCCACTCAGAATGAAATACTATATCACCTGATGTACTAAAATCACAGTCACATTCTTGTGCTGCTAATCTAGGATCACCTAATAGTGTATCTTGTTCATTTCTCCATGCTTGATCTCTTTCAGGGTGTACAAACCATGGTAATTTAATTGGTAAAAATTGATTTTCACCTGATTCAGCATTAACCCAAGTTTTATGAAACCAATTACCAGTACCATAAGGTGTACTTAATACTATAGCCCCACCACCCGTAGCTAGTGTTTGTTGAGCTGATGCCCATATTTCACCAATATTATCAATAAAAGCCGCTTCATCAATTAATAGTAAAGATACTGCTTCTGATCTACCAGCATCACTTGAAGCTGATGTTGCTTTAATAATTGAACCATTACTTAACCTTAATGATAATTTATTATTTTCTTCAGCTTTAATAGCAAGCCAAGAAGGTAAATTGTCATACATAAATTTTACCTTAGTAACCATATTACGCGCTGTTTCTTGCTTAGTCGCAATACATAGTACATTTTTATCCTTATGAAATAACATTAACCATAATGAGTAACCGGCAGATAAAGTAGATATACCTAACTGTCTAGATTTAAGAATAATTGAATATGGGTTATCTCTAACTAAATGTAATGCTTTTTCTTGAAATGGATATAAACCAAATTGTATTCTACCTCTTTGGGGGTGTTGAATATAACAGTATTTTTTCATAAAATGAGCAGGATCTTTAGCACATTTTAAATATTCTTGCCTTATTATTTTTTTTATATCTTCAGCCATTATTTAGGTAATGAGTAGTCTATTATGTGAATTGTAATTAAAGTACCTATAAATCCACTTACAAATCCTACCCAAGGTTTTTTATACCATTTATCTACTACTTTTAATCTATCATCATATAATTTAATTTGATCATGTAGTAGTAATATTTCCTGATTTTTAAAACTAAGGATTAAACTATCTTGTTGGGATAATAGTGTATAATTTTTTAATTGGAACTCTAAATCAATTATTAAAATTGACTTAATTGAATCTTGTTCTTTTAAGGTATCAACTGCTAAGAAAAAATTTTCTAACTCATCCTGTGGGATTTTAACTGTATCCTGACTATAACTTTTAAGGGTTATTAGTAATATAATAATTAAAAATAAATTCTTCATTATTTTCTATACTTTTTTTCAAAACTGTCAATTGTAGATTTTGCTTTTTTAGTACTTTTTACTTTTGCTTTAGTTGATTTTACTTTAGCTGTTGTTTCTTGAATTATTTTTTTTGTTGCTGCCTTATCAGCTTTAACCTTTGTTAATTTTTTAGTTATAAATTCTAACTTTTTATCGTTTGCTTCTTTTCTTTTACTAAATTCTTTTTTTGATTTACTCTGTGAAGAAAATAATGCTAATATACCCGCGATAGTTGCTCCTACTGCTATAAAAATTCCAAATAGTTTTTTCATAATTTATTGTAATAAAGATTCTATTTCTTTTTTAATTTTAGTTAATTCTCTTAATCTATCAGTTAGTTTTGCTTTTTCAGCACCTTCAGCATCTTTCCATTTTTTTACTACTTGCTTCATTTCTTTAGCAGTTTGTTGTAGTTTAGTACCCAATTTAGATACAGAATCACCTTTTAATTGTGAGTTTGTTGGTTCATCATCATCTTCACTTTCCTTTGTTAACTGTTGGGTTTTTTCCAATTCAGCATTATATGCCTTTTGGACTTGAATATCCTCAGGAGATATTTTACCGTCTTCTGCTTCTAATATATCAATTATTTCTTCTTTAATTGATGCCTTGAATTCTGATTTTTTCATTATGGGAGTGTTTTTGTTATAAATATCACGAGGAGATTGCTTGATTAACTGATTTTATACGTTCTTCTGTTGATCCCTTAATTTCAATTAAATTTTTAATTTTATGTCTATATCTAATAATCAATAGTTGAATTGCCTCATCAATTTGTTTTCTATAATCTGCATTAGTTTCTCTAACACCATTATTTTCTATATCAATACCTTCAGGTGAAACATAAAATATGTAATCATATTCACTTAACATATGATTTGCAAAACTACAAAAACTATCTGCTTCTATATAATCCATTGACTCAGAACATTTAGCAAATGCCATCACATCAATAATAGTTCTATCTGTTATAATATTAGCTTGCATCAATTCACTAGCCCTCTCAGCTAAAAATACTGCTTGACCCTTAGCAGTTGAATCAGTATTTAAAGGAATACCCATCTCCATAAGATACTTAGAACGCTCTGTTCTAGTTGTATAATTTTTAAATTCTGGTAATTTAGCTAAAGCGTTAACTAAAGTTGTTTTACCTACTGACATTGTACCGCAAAAACCTATTTTCATATATGATTATTATATCGTTCATTACCTAGCATTATTTTTAATACATTTTCAGGAATAGCTGATCCTACATACGGATCTAATTTTGCCACAGCCTGCGTTACATCATGTGCTATAATTGGTACTATTTTAATTACTCCTTTATCTATATATTTACACTCATATAGTAAATTATCTTTAATTTTAGATAAACCTAATAATTTAATTTCTAATATAGCTGTAGTTCTATCTGTTTCTAGGAGAGTTGTCGCTAATTCTTGATCTTCTTTTTTATACTTTTTTCTTATCATAACTAAAATGGTAAATTATTAAAATTATATTTGTCTTCTTGTGATGCCCCAGGTAAAATCCTGTAGCTGTCACTATCAAAATGTTGTGTTGACACCTCGAATATACAACTTCCTTCTTGCAAAGCCAACATTTGGTGGGGTTGTCCTGGCATTAAGTGAATACAATCACCTTCTTTTACTATTTTAGATCTTAATTCTGCCGTTTCAGTATCAATATACTTATATTCAAATTCACCTTTATTAATATACCATGCTTCATCTTTCAGCATGTGGTAATGCATTGAAAACTGTTTATTAGCATTAAATACTAATAACTTACCACAATAGTGTTCATTATTAATAATCCATAGTTCATAACCCCAAGCTTTTTCATGACGTTCACCCTTATAGGGTAAAGCTTGTATTGTTGACTCCCTCATAACTAGTTTCTATATGTTTCTCCTTTAGGAGCAGATTGCTTATACCATGGTAAGCCTTCTCTTTCTTTCATAATTTCTAAATATGTTTCTTCTGGATATTCAATTCCACTTAAAAAATATCCTTTTTTAAATTCACTTTTTCTAGACATTGGAACGATTGCTGGATTGTCCCACCTATGATGTTTAAAATTTTCTTCGCCTTCCATTCTTATTAAATAATGTCTAGCTCCTTTATATTTAATTACCTTTTCTTCGTATAATTTTCCCTTTTTACTCATGGTTTTGTTTATTTATTAATTGTTCTGCTACTAATGTTCCTTGTGCTCCTGATACTGTAATGCCCCTTGCACTTAATGCATCACCAACAAAGTGCACATCCGGGTATTTTGTTAAACTTAAATCCTTATAATCAACTAATGGTTCAGGTGATAGATACTTAATTTCCGGTACATACACACCCCAATCATCTCCTAATGTTGGAAATACTTTTTTCATATCATCAATAAAATCATCAATGTATGTATAATAACCTTGAAATGCTTCTCTAATTTTATCTAATGAGTCAATTTGAATAGCACTTACATCAACACCTTCTGATGTTGTTGTAGGTTTGCGAGTAGGACTATAAAATAATCCTGTACCTTCTTCTTGTACTTTACCTACTAATTCTCTAGACCATTCAAATGGGTTATC